TTATCCCAACTAAAATTAGTTTTAGCATACTGTTTTTGTTGTTTACCTTTTATAGAATATTCTTTGTATTTCTTAAAAACGTTTTTGAGAGATTTTCTTAAATCTTTACCACTAACTTGAAACCATTTTGATTCAGGTACTAACCAAGCATTAGCAGCAGAAGGGTGAACATTTTCTAAATAACCTGGGAGTAGGGTGGTAAATGAGGGATTTAAAAAATCTAAATGACCTGACCATCCCGAAGCAATAATAGGTTTACCTGTTGTAGAAAATTCTAATAGAGGTCGACCAAAACCTTCTCCTTTAGTAGTTGTAACCATTGCTTTTACTTTAGAATGGTTGTATAACTCATTTATTTCCTTATCACTAAATTCCCCATTTAATAAGTAAACATTAGGTAAATTCCTAGAATTTATACTACGTTTAATTTTACCAATTTTATCCAAAATTGTTTCTCTACTTATATATGAAGAGGTACCCACAGATGTTTTTAGAATAAGTGCGGGTTTTGATCCTTTATTGTTTTTAAAAGTTTCATAGAACTCTTTTATTAAAATCCCTATATTTTTTCTATCATGTCCTATTGCTCCTTGCATCCAATGACCCACAAATAAATAACAAAATGATTCCTTTATTTCAGATAAATCAATTGTATTAGGTGTTTTTAAAGGTTTATACGTAGTTAAATCTACACCTTCAAATATAACTTCTATTGGTTTTTCTAATTTTACTATTCCTATTTGTTGGTTAGTTCTTTTATCTATTTTTTCGAAAGAAGCGTTTTGGAATACTGTTTTAGCATGGTTTGAAGAAACCCAATTTAAATCCATTCTATTTAACCCTTCAACCCATTCTGCTTTTGTAGCATCAGATTCAATACCTGCTGTTACGCCAATATTAAATTTACCTACTGTCTGAAATTCATTAGGTATAGTGATTTGCATCCAATATTCAGTTTGAGTTTGTTGCCATTCTCTTTTGGCCAAATAGTTAAGTAAAAATGCCCATTCAGGGTGGTCTTTACAAAAACCCCATGAAGTATCTCCCCATCTTTGGGATAATAATTCAACTTGGTATTTATCACTTTGTATTATGGATTTTATAATGTCACGAGAACGTGCTCCATATCCACTGTATGTATCAAAGGGTGATGATATTACAAATCTTGGTTTACTCATTAATAATCGATTTTATGGGTTAAAAAATTTCCTTTATATTTATTAGCATTAATTAATTCATACCTTTCTTTAGGCTTCCAGGCATCAAATAATTCTTCAAATGCTTTTATTACTCTATTAGATTGATGGTCAGATGTAAATCCAGCTTCATCACTTATAGCCCATTCTCTGCCTTTTAATCCTTTACTTTTTCGTTCTTCACTACTTAAAGCATATACTTCTTTTATCCTATCACAAACATCTTCCCATTTACATCTGTCATCAAAAATATAGGGAGTTGAAGGAGAACCTTGAATAGATCTAGATGTAGGATATACTGGAAATACCCATTCACCATGTTCCTTATAAGTACCTTTATGGTTTGATGGGATATTAGTATCGGGTTCAAACCATTTACCTTCATTATCTACAAACCTCATTTGGTCTTGCATTCCACCTGTAACATTTGCTATATAAGGTGTTCCTGCAAGCATAGCTTCTGTAATGGTTAATCCCCAACCCTCATTTGAAGTTAATAGAATTTGAACATCTGCTATATTATACAAATAGTTTAGTTGTTGTTCTGAGAACTTATTTTCTAATATAATACAAGTGCTAAGATAATCTTCACCTAAAATATATTCCCTAACCTTGTCTAAATCAGTACCTGCATCGGTAACCATTTCAGTCTTTAATATAAGTCTACACTTTTTAGCTTTTTCTTTGGGTAAAGAATCTAAAAATGATCTAAAGGCTAATATAGTATCTGGGATTTGTTTTCTTCGAATATTTCTAGAATTAAATAACACTACAAATTCTGGGTTTTCACCCCTAAATAATTCTTTTTTAAAAGATTTAAATTCTTCTGTTTCTTCATTTAAAGGAAAATAAACATCAGGGTTTTTACCATGAGGAATATATTTAAATATTTTATCTTTTTTACATTCTTTTAATACTATCTTATTAATATTTACGGTTTGTTTTGAAATACCCATTAGTAAATCACAAGCTTCATAATATGGTTTATTATACATTGGGGCCGGATAATCGTCCCAAATATTTAAATAAGCAATGGGAATTTTTTTACGTATCTCATTCTCCATATTAAATATATAAGTAAAATATCTAGGATCTGTAAATAACATAATAGCATCTGGGTTTTCTATGTTAAGTATTTCTCTTAATGTTCTAGAATCGCCATAACCATCAGTTGGATATAAGATTACAGATGAATCTTCTATTTCTGCTTCTTTATTAGTACTTGGAGATAAATCTAATCTTTTACCTTTATCAGGATGTTTTATAGCCCCTGCCATTTGTACCCAATTAAAATGATGGGCGGTGCCACATACTATTTCTTTTGCGATAGTTGCTACACCTGAATGTACTCTAACATCATCACATATTAATAATATTTTTTTTCTTTTATCCTTAGGGATATAGTTAAAATCTTTATTCATATAATTATAGTTCGATATTTATTTGATTAGTAATTTGTTTACGGAAATCATCATCTGTAAGATACAAAAACAAAGCACGGTCTGCAAGTTTTTGGAAGGAAAATTTACGTTTTACACATTCAATCTTAAAATTTTCGAATAAATCACTTTGAACTTTAACACTAGTTAGTGTCATTTTTTTTGGGTTACTCATAGTCTTTATTTATTAAAACATTATTTATTATATATACATATGTATGAACCTACGAAAAATGTTGTTTGGCTCCACATAATTCTTTATCTTCCCCATATGGGCAAAAATTGCAATTCCATTTGGAAGGGGATTTTGGATAATCTGCTTCTTTTATTTTTCCACTTGAATTGAAACATTCATTAATGAAATCATTAATAGCGTTTTTTGCTCTTGATAGTTTAATTTTACCACTTGGTGGGGTAAATTGTTGTACTCTATAAGCTTGATAGGGTGACATAAGCTTTTCATCATCCGAGTCTAATACTTTTCTTTTAAGGATAAAAAATTCAATTTCAATCTTATCTAAAGGTATATTGTATTGTTCTGAAAAATATTGTTTATAGAGAAGTAGTTGGAATTGTTTGTTTTCATCTTTTTTGGTATAATCATTCCAACCACCAGTACTTGTTTTTATATCGATTATTTTGAATGTCTCTGTTGCTTCATGATATGTGACAACATCAAGATATCCCATGTATAACACATTATTTAACATTTTATTTGGTGCTACTACAATGGGTATTTCACAACCTACTAAATATGTACCCTTTTTAGTAAAATATTTACTACGTTTTTTCTTGAACCATTCTAAAATAGCAATCCCATCTTCAAAAAACTCTCTCATTTCTGCCGCATCTGAGAAATGTTCTGAGTTATTTGATTTATATTGTTTTTGGTATTCACCTATATAAGCTTCTTGAAAATATTCTTGTATATCTATTTCTCTATCTGCGGCCGCAAAGGATTTTTCATAAGCATAATCTAAATAATGTTGCATCGCTTCATGCATAGCAGTCCCAAAAACAGTATGAATTGAAGATGTAAATCTTTTAATTTTATCTTTATACTGAAGTTTCCATCTATGAGGACATCCTCTAAATATAGACATCTGAGAATAGGATATATTCTTTTGATATGCATAATTAACAGATGGTGGAGGGTTATTTCTAATCTCCTTTACAATTTTTGGTAATTTCTTAGCCATTGTTATAAGTTATATGATTAGATATTTTATACTTTTCTTTGTTTATTTTAGTAAAATCATAGTTAATAATTTTTTTATGGTTTCTAATAATAGTTAGGGTATCAATGTTATCAAAAATACCAAGTGTAACAATCCCCCAAGACCCTAATTTTAAATTTAGGTTAAAGTAATCTTTATTATCAACAATAACTTTTATATTATATACATCTATATCCTTTAAGTCTAAAATGTTATGTTTGTTCCAACTAAATAATATTAAATTACCTTCAATATCTACTACAGGGGTAACCCATACATCTTCACCTCCTGAATAGAAGGTGTTTATTTTTAGTCCATTTTTTAAAAGAGAGGTATAAAATTTAGGGTAGGCATTTTCATTAGCAATTATAGTATTATTATAATTTTCTATAGTTTTAAATATATTATCTTCAGTCCAAGTTTTTAAAATATCAATATCAAATTCAAACCATTTTTCATTAATTTTATCTAAATGAAAGGAAATAGGAAATGCAATTGATCCTGGGGGGTAGTCAGTGGAATAATAAACTAAACTATATTTTTCTAGTAGTACAGAATTATCTAAAAATTCAATATCAGAATTTAATTCAGTATCATACTCTATACAATGAACTTTAATATAACCTTCGTTACGTGCCATAGATAGACCTAAAGTTACTAACTTTAAAGCAGCCAAAAAGTGGTTAAAGGGTCTGTTTTCGGTTGACACCACTTTCATTTTTTCATTATGGTAATACATTGTATATTTATACTTTATATCTGTTAAAAGGATATTTTTAGCATCATATAAGAAGTAATCAGTATTTTCTATAATATCTGTTGGAATGCTACTATGGCTAACAACCATAATATCGAATACCTCCCTATTTATAGATTTTACAAAATTTCTTAAAATCTCCTTCCTTTGACTATCAGGAGCATAGGTGGGTATTAAAATTAAGTCTTTCATTTATTTCATCCACTTATCTCTACCAACTAAAAGACCAATTATGCCATAATTAGCAACGTCTATGAAAGTATCTTCCATACCTTCACCTTTAACATAATTTTTACCATTAACCATTAAATTTCTTAAACGCGATATTTTATCCGTTAATCTAATAGCTAACCCCGTTAGTGAGAATTTTTTATCATCGCTATTATTAACGATATCTCCACCTAATGCTATGTTATTTAATCCATAATCCATGTGTTTACGAGCAAACATTTCGTACATTTCATCTTGTATGTTTTGAAATTCTTCTGCTAATGCTGGATATTCTTCTTCAAAAATAGTAATGATTTGGTTTGCTTCGTCATCCATAAATTCTTTGATTTTTTTGCTTGGATACTTTCCATCCATAATTTCTCTATCACTCATAACTTTGTTTAATGTTTTAATTTTATTATCCCAATATCCTGGAATATCCTCCAAATATTTTGATACTGAACTACCCATTGAGTAATCCTTTAGAATTAAAATATTTAGCTAAAGTTGCTAATCTATCATCAGCATCTACTAACATAGCAAGAGCTTCTTCAGCATTTTTATAAAAATCCCCTGTAGAATGGTCTCCAATGCCTACTGCTTTATTATTTAGTAATTCAAGGGATAATAATGCTTTTGCTTTATCTGCTTGTGCAGATTTATTTAACATATCATATAATTTGCTCATTTTAATAATTTTTTAATTTCTTTAGTTTCTAATCCTCTATTGGTTAATATACGACTAATTTCTGTGGTAGCCAACATATTTATATATTCTTTTGATTCTTTGCTTGAACATTGAAAATAATCTTTAATGTGGTCTGTTAAATCCTTATTAGGTTGTTTTACTTTAGATTTAACATATTTACTCCATTTATTATTTTTAGGAATAAATTCTCGATATATGTTATAAATCATTCTTTTTTCCTGCGGAGGAAAATCCTGAACATAATTTACAATTTCTAAATAATTGGGATTCATAGATAAAAA